AGGCCCATCTTATAAGTTTGTTCGGGCCGTCAAGCGCAAGCCCTTCGTCTGAATCTCTCCAGGGATGGTCTAGTTGCGTTAAGTCATAATAGACGACCATCATTTTCCCGTTTTCAAATAGTCCGAGAACATCGCAGGACAAGTGATAATTTTTTTCGGTGTGCGGTATCTCATCTTTTAAATGCCATACGGTCATGGCTTGGACTCCCCTATCCTGAGCGAATGCTCGATAATTGTCGCGTCTTCTGGTTTCGATTTTATGCCGAGGGAATGACTGTGACCAAATACGTAAACGTGGCCGTCAACGATCTTGAAAAAGCCCGCTCCGGTTATCTTCCCATTGAGCACGTGTTGGGGCTTGACTTCTACTGTGTTGTGTCCTATGGGAGCTGAAAGGGTTAATGCGTAGGTGCCGTCAATAATCAAATATTTCGGGTTAAGCATTGATGCTCCTTTCGGTCAAAGAAGCGCTAGGCGGGGATAGGCCGCCTAGCTAGGGGAGGATTGCTATATTTTTTTCCACATCCAAACTATGAGCCGCATGATCCCGTACCACGACATTGCAACAAATAACGCTACGAATCCCCAAGCTGCGAGAAAGAACCAATCGACTCTTTTTTTATCGCTCATGTGCGGAACCTTTCAGAGTAAAACAAGCCTTTAGTATCAATGGGTTACTGCCCGCCGCAAAGGTCACTTGTCCAGATGTACAGGTACTATCAAACGCCTGTCCTGTGCCGAAAGAAGCAGGAGCGTTGAACACTATTGACCCCGTTCCCCAACTGATAACGCCTCCCTGCCATACATAGGGAACCGTCATCGTAAGTGTTTGTCCACTCGCCAAAGAGATATTAACATCCCCGATGATTGTACCATACCACGACATTGCAATAAATAACGCGATGAATCCCCAGGCTGCGAGAAGGAACCATTCGACTCTTTTTTTATCTCTCATGTGCGGAACCTTTCAGAGTAAAACAAGCCTTTAGTATCAATGGGTTAGGCACTAAAAACCCTGCGTCTTTTGCTATAATGTGACGCAGGGATTAGGCAGACTTCCTAACGCGCTTGCCGAGTTCTGGGTTAATTTGAAGCGCAAGTGCTTTTACATTCTCGCTAATAAAATCAATCGGCTTTTTTCCGGTAAGCCTAGCAACTTCTATCGCCAATGGTATATTATATGTTTTTCGCTCTCCGGAGATTAAGCGTGTAACGGTTGCCGGATAAGCACCGTTCTCTTTTGCAATTTCAGACTTCGTTTTCAATGCAGTGATCTCCATGACCGTAAATTAACACAATGCGAAAACTTTGTCAAGGGGCAAAATAAAATTAATTTGTCTATTGACAAATATAAATTAATCTGTATAATGTGTTTATGGTTAAGATACAGTTCGTAAAAAATTGTGACGTTTGCGGTAAGATGTTTAAAACAGGGAAAATATTAAAGCATACGTGTGATGGGAATTATCGGATTGTGGAACTTGGAAATGCCAGATCACTCAAGCGCATTAAGTCAATGGTGTCTTGCGGGTGGTATCGCTCAAATCGAATATTACCAAAAGCTCACGCACCAGCCGCAAAAGCATACAAGGAAGGCGCAAAGCCAAAACGCTGCTATTGTGGAAAAGCAGGAGTGGCGCACCATGAGGATTACTCAAGACCAGAGTATATTGTATGGCTATGCCGATCACACCATAGAAAAAGGCATTTATTTTTAGAAATGAGGAAAGTCGGGCTTATTTAATCGTAAACGATTCTATAGAATATATCTCAGATAACAAAGCCGCCCGAAAAAGTCCGGCAATAAGCCATGACATAGGGGCGACAGTGGAAACAGCGTCTGATGGCGAACCATCAGGTAAGCGTTCACGCTCGGCTTGCTGAGAGGCAGGCGAAAGAGGAGGAGGTTTTCCATGCAAATAAAGATAATCATTCTCACTCACTATTCCCGCATCCACTCAGCTCGGGCCGCCAAGCACTTTGAGGAGGCGGCGAGGATCATGAAGGGGAGGAAGCCATGAGAGAATCATTCTTTCAATTCGAGGGCAGTCTCAATTTCCGCTTCACGACGCTCGACGTTGTGGCGACCATCGCCTATGACCTTGACGGATACCTCGACATCCGCGAGATGTTCGTCAAGTCTGACCGGAGAAACTGCCTCGTTCCAGCATCTCCGCGGCTGATGCTTGCGTTTCAGGAGGCGAACTGGAACTATCTCCAGCTAGAGGCTTACCGGCACTCTCGGGACACGGCTGAATACTGCGCTGACCTGCGAGCGCATGAACAGATCGAAAGAAGGCGGGAAATGGCGGCATGAAAACCACAAAGCGCGAGAAAGCGGCCGCTATCGAGCCGATTGTTAGTCCGTATTGGTCTATGTCACTTTCTGAATTGCTGAAAATCGTTGATTCGCTTTTCCCGCTTTATAAAACGAAAAAAGCGTATTCATACAACTATCATCTCGCAAAATTTCCGATCAAATACGGTTGGGTGTTTAATGTGACATCGAATTGGTACAAGTGGATCGATGCAAACCTTCAACATCAATTCGGAGGCTATCTGAAACCAGAATACGCAGTTGCGGCCTTCCTGGATTATGTAAAAGAACATAAGATTAACGTCAAGAAAATGGCAAAGGGCTAACGCCCGAATGGGCGGCGCAGTTAAAGCGCACACCATCGGAGAAGCAAATGCTTATAAAGTACCGCTGCCCGGTCTGCGGCAGGCATGAGGAAGTTGACTGTTATTATTCTCAGGTGCTGAAGGATTACGTGCCCTATAGCGATTATGACGAAGTATGTTCGTACTGCTTCAATACGATGAACAAAGAATGAATAATGGGGCGATAACTCGCTTCCCCGCGAAGCGGGGAGTCGATGTTGATTGTCTGGTTCATCGGCGCGAAGTTTGCGCCGAGGTTTAAGGCAATCAGCGAGTGATCGCCCCATTCCTCGGCGCGACAATATCGAGAGTTCTAAGGGGGTTGCCGTGACTAAAAAAGAGAAAAAAGCTTGGTATGCCAGTGGAAAAGTGTCGGCAGAGGAAGTGATGTATTTTGACAAACGCCTGAAGCAGATGCGCATAGTCTGGTTGCCAAAGGTGCGCGGTCAGTGGGTAAGGCTTGCGAAACAGAAAAAATTTCACGATACAAAAAGCGCTGCTTTAATGGCTGCTACAGCGTTTCGTGAGGTGATGCGGGCCGAGAGCAGAAAGGCAAGCCCCTTAGAACTTACATCCACGGAGCGCCGATGAACGCAAAGCTCACAGGCGCGAACCTGTGAGCGACCTTGTGGAGCTTTTGGTTATGCGCATCTTTCGACACAATATTGTTTATTTCAGAGAAAAGACGCTTCTTGTTTTGAAGGGACTGAGGATAGTTTTAAGGCTCGAAATATACAGAATAACATTCCCCTGGATATGGTCCGCAACCAGAACCGAAAGTGCGCAAGCATGGAGGCTATTATGGAAAATCGTAAAGTAATTTTTCGCTGCACAAGCTGCGGTTGCAAAATAGACGCTTCCGGCGGATCATGGAAATTGAGAAGGAGGGGTAAATGACCGCCGCCGATAAGGACTTACTCAACGCATTCATATTTCTATATTGCAGCACCGATTTAATGCCCCAGTGCGAGAAGTGCGACTACAACTTGATGACGCTCAAGGGGAATAAAGCCTGTTGTCACCCGGCGCATCCGTTCGCAGAATCGAATTTACAATCATCCGAATCAATCCAGGCAGCGTCAGCCTAAAAAGGCGCAGAAAAAAGGAGGCACTATGCCAGCAGTATCAGAAAAACCCGTAAGGGCAGCGAGTAAGTTGAAAGCGAAAGACCCGGCACTTACCAAACCAGGGAAGATTAAGATGATGGTGTTCTCAAAGTCGGGTATCGGCAAGACGTGGTTGAGCATGGATTTTCCGAAGCCGTTTTACATCGACTGCGAGGGAGGGGCAAGACTCGGCCACTACCAGGAAAAACTCAAGGCCGCAGGCGGCGGCTACTTTGGGCCGGATGATGGGGCGCTCGACTTTCCCTCAGTGATTGAACAAGTGCAGGCGCTCGCAACCGAAAAGCACGGTTATCATACGCTCGCCTTCGGTTCAATTACTAAGCTGTATCAGACGGCCATAGCGAACGCAGCCGAGCAGCTTGGCGAAAAGGACGCTTTCGGGGCGAGCAAGAAACCGGCAATCGCCTATATGCGGCGGCTCGTCAATTGGATTCAGCGTCTTGACATGAACGTACTTTTTGAGGCGCATGAGGCCGTTGAATGGGGCAAGAACCCCACGACCGGACAGCGGGAAGAAATCGGACAGCTGCCGGATGTATGGGACAAGCTCATCTATGAGCTGGACTTGACACTCCGTCTGGAGAAGCGCGGAAACTCCCGCGTGGCCGTGGTGAGAAAATCCCGGCTCTTGGGGTTCCCCGAGGGCGACACCTTCCCGCTTGAGTATGCAGAGTTCGGGAAGCGG